CCAAGGGCCAGTTGGCATGCCTTCAATGGGTCCAGTAGGCGGACCGTATGTACCGTTTAGTGTATTCACCATGACTGTGAATACACCATTAGTGGTATTGGTCAATGTGTTGGCCACATTGGTGCCGACAATTGAAGTAGTGTTGCCAATCACAGCAGGCCAGTTGGCATTTAAAACAAGGCCAGCTACACTACCTATCACATCACCCAACACATACGTACCACCAACCCCGGTTCCTTGACCAAGACCACTGAAGACATTGGCTGCGCCTGGCACCAATGGTGACTTTAATGCATTAATCTGTGTCAATCCAGTATTAATTTGCAAAGTGGCAACAACATCGGCAATCTTAGGTACAGTTTTTGTATTGATACCTTTTATTTGTTTAAGTGACTTAGCAAATGCAGTATTACTTGATGCCAACGCTGGCGTGGTTACTATTGATAATTGCGGTGCAATATTACTCCACTGCGATGCAACACTGCCGTCAGTGGTGTAAATTTTCACACTTCCGTTTGATGATGGTGCCAACAATGATTTATAGGACAACGGTAGCAGTACTTTTAAATCAAGTAACTGTGATAAATTGACAACGTTAGAAACTGTACAGCCAAGCACTGTTAATATCTGTTTTAATCCAGTGCCAGTGACTTTTTGCATGGCTAAGAATATGTTGCGCTCGATTGTGTTGGTGATTTCAAATCCGTTACGGCCAATCTTCTTAAGTGTGTCTGCTGTAACGCCTACGGCAAGTAACTCAGTTTCAAACCCAATAAATCCTTGACCTTGTTTTTTAATATTGAGCAATAGGCGACTAGGTAAACCAAAGGAATCAAGAGTTTGTAAATCTATTGTGTACCCAGTTTTCTTTAATTCCAGGCCAAACACAGGCAAATCAGTGCTGACAGAACTAAACCCACCGGTTACCAAATCGTCCATACTGGTAAATGTTGTGCCTAGGTAATTATTGGCCCTGTTTGCAGATGCAATTGCATCGTTGGTTTGTTGGCAGTAGCCACGTGCTAGATCAAATACCTGTACAAAAATACTATAGTCATTGGGCAAGATTGACTGCATGTGAGCATTTAGTGCAGTGGTGTATTGATATGTAACATTGGCCTCTGTGTATTGATTCAACAGGGGTTGATACGAACACACTAAATTACCAATAGCGTTTTCATTGGCACGACTAAACGCATTGGCTGCAACCTGAGTATTAGCCGCAGTTAATACATTGCCAAAACTTTGAACTGTGGAAATATTACCATAGCTGGCTATGAAGGTTACTAGATTTCCGTTTATCGCTAGTGGTTGGGTCATTGGTTATCCCGCATTGACATTACTGCTACCTTGCGTTCTAGGATGGCCGCAGTCATCAGTGTTACCAATGACATTTACTGGCTTGCCGCCAGCTCTGACAGATCCCACACCGCCTGACGTTTTTGCCGCACCGTGCTTGCCTTTGCCGTGCGGTGAGACTTGTGTGCCGTTGACCACAATTGGACGACCGTTGACCCGTACTGATCCAACTCCGCTCAATGCTTTGCCGCCTGCTTGATCTATGTCACCTTGTCTAACCACACCTGGCATTGTTTATCCTAATATAAGTTTCTTTTCTGGAACTTTGATCCCAGTGGTTGCTTCAAGATATTTCATTTTTACACTATCTTCAGTTGATACAACCATTGCAATACTACTGGTATTTAACTTGACTAGACTCTTGGGATCTCCAGTAAAAATACTAGGAATTAGTTGCATACCCTGTTGTGTAGGGGCAATGCTTACAGGTTGTTCGATGATGATAAAGTTGCTGCCAGTTTGTACAACTTTTGCAACAAGCTCTTCTCCGCTGTTTAATTTAAATGTGTATACTGTGTTTAGTTCGAGTGCAATATGCATATGTTTCCTTTAGGCTGCTAATTTTTGTTTAAGTTCAACAAATCCACCAACAAGTTCTCCGTCAATAAAGATCTGTGGCATTGTTCTGGCAGTTGGTACTGCTTCTAATAATTCTTCTTTGGTGTATCCGTCGCCAATTTTCTTTTCTTCAAACGGAATACCTTGTTGTTTTAATAATGCCTTTGCTTGATCGCAGTAAGGACAGTGGTATTTTGACCATAGTATAGCTTTCATTATTTTCTCCTTATTATAATTCTGGTAGTTCGTCGTAATTGATGCTGTCGCCCATGACGCCAATTACATAGTTAGTGCTTTCACTCTCTTGTAGTGCAGTTTGTTTCTTACTGGTGTCGCTGTGTTTGTTAAACCAGGGAATAGGAGTTGATTTGGGAGACAAACTCTGGTACTTTATTCCAATTTCTTTGAGTGCGCCTGCGGCAGTGTAGTCCACAAAGTCTTTGAGAATGTTAGCATTGAGGCCAATCACCGGCCCCATTTTAAACAAGTAGTCTGCCCATTCTTTTTCTTCACGAATAACATCCACGTACAGTTGATATACTTCTGGTTCACATTCCGGTTTAATGGCAGCAAAACGAGGATCTTCTTTGACTACTTGATTAATCAAGAAAGCTGTCCACCCTTTGTGTAGCAACTCATCTTGTAGAATTAAACTGATGATGTTACCGTTACCAATAAAGATCTTGTTCTCTACCATGGCCAAACTTGTGGCAAACGATACCATGAAGCGGAATGCTTCTAGTGCATAACTAGCGTGTAGCGCCATGTATATTGCTCTAATGTGTTCGTGCTCTGTAACTGTCTCACCTAATTCTTTGCGGCAATTTACTTTATGTAGTTCATCATAGTATCTTCCAACACTTGATGCCATGTCTACAATTTCCTTAGTGTCGTGGATGGTGTTGAACACATCTTTGGGCACGTTGTAGATGTTGCGAATGATATGACTATAACTGCGACTATGAATGTTTGTTTCGAAGAAACTCCAGTTATAGATTAATGCTTCAAGTTCTGGCAATGATACCACAGGAGTAAACACTTGACTGGGTGCACGTCCTTGTAGACTATCCAGTGCTGTTTGGCGTAGTAGGTTACTGGTGAAGATATGTTTGACAGCATCGCTGGCATCCTTGAAGTCGTTGGCATCTTTGCTTAGGCTGATCTCTTCTGGCACCCAGAAGAAACCACGTGCGGTTGTTTCAAAGTTGGCAATTTTATTATACTTGACTTCTTCAAATCTTTGAATAGTAACTGGACCAGCTGGGTCCAAGAACATTTTACGATTAAGGTAATCTGTTTTTGTTGATAGGTTATATTGTTGTTTACTCATAATTTACATGCCTCGCAATCTTCTTCATTGTCAAAATCAACTGGTTCCAACATAGTTGGTGCAATTTCGGCGGCCATTTTACTACCTTGCTTGTTAATCAAGCTGTAGTAGAAAGTTTTTAGCCCCCAGTGATGTGCTTGCATTAAATTTTTAGCAATCAGTGTCACTGGAACTTTACGATCCGCAAAGTGTGCTGGATTATAAAACGTATTTGTACTAATGCTTTGATCTACATAGGCTGCAAGCACAGCCGCGGTTTTTAAATATGCATCACAGTCTTTTTGTTCCCACATCATTTGATACTTGTGTTTTAGTCTATGATATTCTGGAACAACCTGCGTGAGCGATCCTGCTTTGGATTCTTTTACTGAGATTAGACTCATGGGCATTTCAATGCCGTTGGTTGAGTTGATAACTACTGAGCTAGACTCCACAGGAGCAATGGCCATGGTGGTTGCATTGCGAACACCATAACTGCGCATTTCAGCACGTAGGCCTTCCCAGTTTAGTTCTGGAGCAAAGTCTGCAAGTTCGTTAACACCCTTGGCACGTAGTTCCCAAGGGAAGATGCCTTTGCCATAACGTGTATGATCCGAGTCTACACAACGACCACGTTCCTTAGCCAACTCTACACTCATCTCTGTCAAGTAGTAAGCCTGGTGTTCCATCCACGTCTTGACTTCAGCCAGGGCGTCTCGTTCTCCGTAGTTGAATCCACGTTTGGCGTGCCAGTAGGCAAGGTTGGTGACTCCGATTCCCAGCGGTCTGATTTCATCGTTGGATAGTTTAGACTGGATGGAAAGAAAGTCTTGATAGTCAAGAATATTGTTGAGGCTACGATGCAGTATACGACAAGCACGGCGCATGTCTTCTGGGCTACGGAACGCACCCCAATTGATTGAGCCCAAAGTGCAAAGTGCGATACGACCATCGCTGTCATCCAGACGTTTAAAGGATTTAGTAGGTAAAAGTATTTCACAGCAAAGATTACTCTGATAAATGGTGTGATACTCAGGATCAAACGGTCCTTGCTTCATCACGTTGTCAATGAACACAAGATAGATACGTCCTGTGTCTGTGCGTTCTTTTAAGATGCCGCCCTTGAATACTTCTTCAGCACTCATGGTCTTTGTTCTTAGGTCCGTGCGTTTTTCGTACTTGACATACAGTTCCTCGAAACGTTCTGTGTTTTGATAGAACGCTTCATAAAGGTCAGGCACTTCATTGGGGTCAAAGAATGTTATGTCTTCTTTGTTTTTGAATCGTCTCCAGAAGAAACTACTAAGCACAACCCCATAATCCATATGACGGACTCGGGTTTCTTCGGTTCCCTGGTTGTTTTTAAGTACAATAAGATCATCAAACTGATGATGCCAAATAGGATAAAAAACAGTAGCACTTGCATTACGGATACCTCCCTGTGAGCATGAGCGCAAATCTCCAAACCACTTCTTCAAGAAGGGTATCATGCCTGTGTGCATGATCTCACCACCACGAATAGGACTACCTAATGGTCGTAGTCTACCAATTTCTAAACCAATGCCAGCTCGCTTGCTGGCATACTTGGCCATCATCTCGCCACTAGCAAATATGGAGTCAAGATCATCATCACTGCGAATGAGCACACAACTAGAGAACTGCTTTGTAGGAGTCCCAAGCCCAGCAAGTACAGGAGTAGCGAGAGTAAATAAACCGTCAGAGGCCGCATTGTAATATTCCTTTATATAACGCATTCTAGCGTTGTTGGGTTCTTCTTTATGAAATACCGTAGCGGCTGCCACCATATATCTAATCTGTGGCGTTTCATAAGTTTGTTTGGTGCTACGATTCTTTACTAGATATTTCTCAATCAACTGTTCAATAGCGGCATACGAATACTGTTCGTCCTTGGAATGGTCAAGCATGTCGTCCATCTTATTCCAATCTTCTTCTGTGTACCATTCTAGCAATTCGCTGGTATACAGGCCGGTGGCCACATTGGTCTTTACGATTTCGTAGAGGTGAGGAACTTCGTAACTTCCATAAACATCTTTACGTAACATGCTGACACGCTGTTTTCCTGCTACAAATTGATAGTTTGTATGTCCGATGCCAGGGTTTGATTCCACATCAATTAAATCAACACAGGCACGTAATGTAATGGAATCAATTTCTTTAGTAGTGATACCATTATAAAAATGAGGTTGACTTTTGATTTCAATCATGCTCTGACTAACGTCAGCTGTGCCCTGGCAAATTTTAGCAATTTGGGCTTGCCATTTCTCAAGTTGTAGTGGTGCTCGTGTACCACTGCGTTTTACAACTACAATTTCTGCCATATATTTCTCGATTACTTAATTTTATTTTTTAGTTGATTTAGTGTCAACTGGTTTGATACATCTTCTAGCGTGTAATGCTTATTTAACACCGTGTTAGCCTCATAATTCAGTATATATTTTTCTTGATTAATTAGGACTAAATTGTCATCTTTGGTCTGCACCAGCTTTGCATCTTGTATATCACTGTGATTCATTATACTAACAGTATACAGGATTCCCAGGCCTCTTGCAATACCACAATACATATTATCACTTAAAAGTTGCCAGGGATCAGGCCATTCTTCAATGTCATCCCAGTGTAAATAATATGGAATCCAGGGTGATTTGAACCACCATTGATTAACAAGAATCAATGCATCTTCTAAGGGCAGGGGTTGCGCTTGACTTCTTAGTTCAACCCAGGAGTCTAGCCGTTGATTAAATTGTCGGGGCCACATCAAGCCAAATAATTCAATGAATGATAAATTTGTCCAGTAATACCGGTGTTTGTTGAAGAGTATGCAATTATAACATAATCACCAGACTCATACACTGTAATAGTAGTACCCACATTGCCGTTCTCTGAATATTCTTCATCAACTGCTAGTGTTAAACTAGAATCGTCGGCATTGGATTTTACAATGGTGATTTGCCCTTTACGAATTAAATTGTCTCGAATAAAAATATAATCAAATTCAACAGCCTTGACGCCTGTGGTATCAAATTGCGCCATCAACGTGCTTGTGGTGTTATTTAATAGGTCTTGCGCTTGTCCTGGCAATTGTATTGCGGTACCCAATGTAATACCTGATGAATTTACAACAATACTTTGTGTGCTTTCAATTTGAATTCTGGGTTCCAAGGCATTTGCAACATCGTCACGGTCAAACAAGTCACTAATACTAGCATTGTTATCTTCAGTAAACGTAATAACTGCGGTGAACGGATTGTCTGAACCATCAAAGTGATTTCCAACATCATAGAATATGTTGTATCCAGTGGCGTTTAATGTAACATTTTGAAAGTAAACACCTTGTTCGTAGATGTTGTCAAAAATATTATGCAATGCAGTGAAGCCTGTGGCTCCACCATTTATTGGAGAATTTCCACCAAGCCAGATGCCTTGATATAATAAGTTAAATTGAGAATTAGTAATTGATGATCCAGATAGCTCTTCGTTAGTGGAAATACCCCAGGTGGTGCCGGTGAATTTGCAATTATCAAAATTAATCTGTGAGCAGATAAGACCGCTAGAACTATTATACCCAACTCCAGAAATATCATCGCGTGTTAATACATCAGCAATATCTGCGGCTGTTAATGGTCCTTGGAACACCACATCATCAAAAGAACAATACACAGCCTGATCAACTAAGAATACGTCAGTCGATTGCATTGTTTGGAAAGCCATGTTTGCAATTGTAATATTTTTAGGAGGTACGGCACCGTTTGCACCAATGTTTGCACCAGTTTGTTGCAGGCTATCGCCGTAGCGAGCAACATAAGAATTCAATGTGCTAAAATCGCTACTAACATCAAGTAAAATAATTGAGCTTGCTGATCCTTCACCGTATAATCTAGCATACGTTGGAATAATAATAGTTTCACTGATTTTGTATACGCCGGCTGGGAAGAATAAACTACGTCTAATAGCAGGATTAACTTCTCGACAATAAAGTTGGTACAATGCCCGATTAATAGCTAATGTATCATCGGTTACACCGTCGCCTGTTGCACCAAAATCTCGAACACTTACAAAGTCGTCGAGTTTGGCTTGTATGCTTCGTGTCACTGGTTGATTGGGGGTTGGGCCAGTTTGTACTGTATACCCAACTGCACTGTCTTTGTACGTGTATGATCCTGCCAACGCTAGTACGTCTGAGAACTCAG